ATTTAGAACTCTGGAGAACTAATTCAAAAATTCCTGATAATCTTGTTGATTCACATGTTTCTGAAATTAAGAAATCAGTTCTTCCTTTTAGAAACATGTGGTCAACATTTGAATTGCTTGGAAAGAAGAAATCTCCAGATTTAATCTTTGCTGAATACTATGAATCGATTCTAGATGTGGTTGTTTCTGATTTTGGAATAAAATCTAGGGTCGATAAATTATCATTTAATTATTGGACACAAGTTTATGGAAACAAAGCAAGACATTCAGAACATGACCATTTAAGTGGTGCAACTCTTTTTAGTTGGGTTCATTTTATTAGACCAACAAAAGAGAAATGTTTTTGCTTCTTAGATGATGAGAGAAGACCATATTTCCCAGAACAAAATTCAGGTGATTTTATTGTATTTCCTGAGTGGGCATTACATACAGTTAAACCAAATACATCTGGTGAAGAAAGAGTTGTAATTGCGGGTAATGTTAATTATGGTATGATGAATAGACCAGATGGTGAAAATACTGTTATATGTAAGATTACAAAGTGTTTGAATGATACCTTAGTAATTCAACAAGAATCTATCGGTAATGCCAATCATTGGAAAAAACAAATACAATGGGATAACCCTCTAAATTAAGATATGTCGGACGATTTAATACATGTAATTGATGATGCACTTCCGAAGGAGGTAGCAAATAGAATAGAGAGAATGCTTAAACATCCTGATTTCCCTTGGTATTGGGGAACAGTTTTTTATAGTGGTCAAGATGCCACTTCTAATGATACATTAGATGATGGTTGTGAAGAACTAGATAATTCTCAACTTTGTCATATATTTCATAATGGAAAATCATTTGAAGGTGATTATGCTAATAAATTACAAGCACTTTATGATTTACTAAAAATCAAAGCATTTGTAAGAGTAAAAGCAAACCTAGTTCCAAAAAGAGATAGAATCTTTCGACATGGATTTCATTATGATCAATCATTTTTATGCAAAGTAGCAGTTTACTATGTAAACAATACTAATGGTTATACTGAATTTGAAAATGGAAAGAAAGTTTATGGTGTGAAGAATCGATTAGTGATATTTCCATCAAATATGAAACACTCTGGAAGTACATGCACAAATGCAAAAGCACGGTTTGTAATCAACTTTAACTTCTTTTGAGTCGGAATCAATATCATGTGTGACACATGTTGTAGTGTCCATAACATCTCCCATAGCACCCCCTGCCGTGCTATGATTACGGAGTAATCAATCAAGGACCGAATGGACCGCAAGCAAGTCATCGACAAGATCCAGGCAATTCTGAAACTTCAGGAAGGCACATCTTTTGATGGTGAAGCAGATAATGCTGCCAAAATGATTGATATGCTGTGCAAAAAGTACGGTGTAACTATTGACGAAGCAACTGAAGTTCAGGTTGAAGATGAAGTTTTCTTCAAATTCAAGAAAATGAATGTTGCTTATGTGTGTCTTCTTAATGCGATTGCATATTTCTATGATGCAAAAGCATATCTGAAGACTGATGTTAATGGTAATAAGTCTGTCCAGGTAATTGGATCTGAAGCACAACAGATTCAAGTCAAAATCTATTTTGATTATCTGGTTGATTGTATGGAGAAAGAAACTGAAACTGCACATAAAGCAGAGAAGATTATTTCTCAGTTGAATGGAACTAAACTATCCCGTAGTTTTAAGATTAACTTCCGCAAAGGATTTGCCGAGATGGTAATGAACCGACTTGCGAATAAGAAGAAAGAAGAGGGTAGAGTTCATGAGCACAAAGAAGTGACGGATAAAGCACTCTCAACCCGTCGATTTAACACTGCTCGACGTATGAATGGTGCGAACGGTTATGGTGGCAATGCTGGGGCATCTGCGGGTGATTCAGTATCATTAAACCGTCAGGCATCTGGTGGTACATCAACCAAAGCACTTTGTGGGGTCTGATTGACACCTAGACGGGTCTCTAATGGTATCTTACTCATGCTGAGACCCATCTATCCCAAAACCACTTGTGCAAGTGGCACAGTCACGACCCCAAACCCCCTAAATCTGTGCTATGATTACGGAGTAATCAATCAGGGAAGACCACTTGACAACTGCTCAGAAATTAGAACGTCATTTCTATGTTGAATTAATTCGACTTGTAGATGAAGTTCAGGGCAATTACAAATTAAAATCCCAGATTAAAACAAAACAACGGAGTGCATGGTGTAAGTCAACCAAAGCACAAAAAGCAAAGAAAGACGCACTTTCTAAAGTTTGATTCCACCAACACTCACACTACTCAACAAAATGATTACTTCTTCCACACCCTTGAACTTTATTCTTTCCACACTTCCTGATTTCATTGCTGAGATGCAACCTGATTGGGAGATGGTTGTTGATTATGTCGAATCTCAAGTATCAAGTTTAACTGATGCAGAGTGGGCACAAGTAGAGAATGTTTATAATGAGAATGACTAATCAAATGTATCATGTATTTCAAGTTGTACCAGATGATGTAATTCCGAAGATGATTTGCAGTTCTATTGATGAGGAAGAATGCCAAGAAGAGGCAGACCGAATCAATAATGGATTAGCAATGAGAGGTATTCCAAGTTATGTTTCTTGTGCATATGTAACTCTCTAATTCTCACAATCCAACGTAACGGATTTTTTTTCACACCTGACCCACATAACAAACAAATGAGCATCAGAACTACATTCGACATTCAAACACAACAGAAGGTGTATGCTATTATTGATTCTCAGACTTCACAGTGTACTAAATTGACAACATCATTAGTGAGGGCAATTCAATTTGCAAAAGAGCAGGTAAACTGATATAATTAGTAAGGTCGAATACAATTCACAAACAATGTTATATTACTTTCATTCACCTTACAACTCAATGTATTCTCTCAATGAGAAGAATCAATTAGTCAAAGTGTCATTATCATCAGAAGCAGAAGGAGTTACTCCTATGACTAATGATGAAGAATGGACAGTTGTAGACTTTACTATCATCGATGATAATACTGTTCATACTCTTAAAACTATTGAGAACTTATTAACAGTATCAATGCAAATGCAGAAGTCATTATTCCAAACATCACCAAGAAAAGGATTACCTGACTTCTATTCTACTGTAGGAGGTTAAGATATAACTATGCCTAAGACAGTTAAAGATTTAATCAGTTACTTAGAATGCTTAAATCCAAATGAATCAGTTGCTTATTGGTTATACACTACTGAAGATGTAAAAGGAATAGAGAACTTTGCAGATGGTAATCCTTATACACAAGAACTAGCAGAGACAGTTATTCATAATCTACAAGACTATGATAACATTGTAGATACAATTCATGATTCAATTAAATCAGAAATATCTTCCTCTATTCATGCTACTCGAATGTATTATAATGACCCTCAATTAGAAGTTCCATCATACTAATACACTCCAAAGATACTACGAAGTAACTTGAAATATACCCCCAAGGAACTTGAATAAATATATTTTCACTTTTAATTAAATGTTAAAATAAATATAGTTGCGTGTTTTGTTTTGATGATAATTAATCGTTATATGAGAGGTTATTCGTGTTTATTGTACTTATAAATGTGTGATCTTATTGTTGTCTAGGCGTGCAGTTTATCATAAAAACGAAAAAAAGTCAAGGGATATAAGACACTCAGAGAACTGGCATATAATTCGTTGACAAATAAAATCTGAGATTTCTGAGTCTTATTCGTCCTAGGTAAGACTCAGAGATTTTCGTAGATTTCCGTGAGACTTATAAGAATCACAGTTCTGATGAGACTCAGAGAAATCAGAGAAAATGTCAGAATCTCATGAGAATTATGAGACTTATGAGAATCACCCACTTTGAGAAGTGTCCACGAGACGCAGTAGTCTCATTGTTTATGCTGTAGACTACTAGGGTGGTTCTGAGGGAGGGAAGTAATACACAGTGTTCGTGTATTATAATTACTCTCAGATATTCTCAGAATCGCATACCCCCGGTAGGGTTTTATATTACAATTAAACAGTGTTGTTTGAGTTCGTTATAAGCAGTCCTATGTGTTGACAATACCTTCGTGTTATGATATCATGATACCTGGGTAATATATTCTTAATTGTAATTACACAGTGTTGTTTGAGAAGAAATATAAGAGACCTTCGTTATTACATACCCCCCATAGGGTTTTATATTATAATTAAACAGTACAGTATAATAAGTATTCGTTATTGTTCGTGCATTATAATTAAACAGTGCTATGTGTTAAATACACAGTATATTGCGATTGATGATGTAAAGTATTATAAACCGATGGGGGGGTCCAAAAAGAAAAACGCATAAGTCCCTAACCTACAAAAGTATGCGTCTGCGAGTGATATATAATGCGAGAAAGAAAAACAATTTAGAATAAAAAATTTTCCACCAGGAAAAAATCTACTATAGGATTGATATATAGAGACTAAGCAAGTATCATCAGAAGAATACAATGTTAGAATTTACAAGAGAGGAGAGGGAATTATTAATTGAGACTCTTCAATATAGATTAGAGAATGACAAGATAGTAAATGGGAATGAAGTATTGAGAGAGGATCTTGAAAATTTGTTGTTTAAAATAGAAGAAATCGAATGAATACTTACAATATCGAATATCAAGGGATTACGATAGTGAGTGAAGTAACACCAGAGGAATTAGAGAGGACACTAATTCAAGTAAGGGGTATAGTTGCATTTGGGGGGAAGGATGAGGAGCAAATAGAAGTAATTCTAAATAGGGAGTAACCACCCATTGCAATGATTGATTTGTAGTGGTATAATAGTAAATGTCGGAATTAATTTTTTATGGCTAAAGGATTCACAGTAAAAGCAAAAGCCCCGGTAATAAATCCAGAGAATGCTGATGCATTTAATATGGAGAGGGCAAAGGAAAAGATTCGTGGGAAGTCGGTAGTATTTTGTCTTCCTGGAAGAGGAGTATCATATCAATTTTTAAAAAGTTTTGTACAACTTTGTTTTGATTTGGTACAAAATGGAGCAAGTATTCAGATTTCACAAGATTATAGTTCAATGGCGAACTTTGCACGTTGTAAGTGTTTAGGTGCAAATGTATTGCGTGGACCAAAGCAAGTACCCTGGGATGGTAAGTTGAAGTATGACTATCAGTTATGGATTGATAGTGATATTGTATTTGATAGTGAGAAGTTTTATCGTCTTGTTGATATGGACCAGGACATTGCATCTGGATGGTATTGTACAGAGGATGGAAAGACATCATCAGTTGCTCATTGGTTAGAAGAGGATGACTTCAAGAACAATGGTGGAGTTATGAATCATGAGACACTTGAGAGCATGGCAAAACGTCGCAAACCATTCACAGTTGACTACACAGGTTTCGGATGGGTGTTGATTAAGAAGGGAGTATTTGAGAATCTTGAGTATCCCTGGTTTGCTCCGAAGATGCAGGTGTTTGATTCTGGTGAAGTACAAGATATGTGCGGGGAAGATGTCTCATTCTGTCTCGATGCAAAAGAAGCAGGATTTGAGATTTGGTGTGATCCAAAGATTCGTGTTGGGCATGAGAAGACTAGAGTTATCTAATGTCCTTTTAGAAACGTCTACTTGACGTTTCACCAAAGACTTTGGTATGATACCCTTAGGAGAGATATGAGTTCTTCTGAGGGTCTTTTAATAAGAAAAAAAACCCGAAAAAAACCGTTTAAAAGGAGATTAATTAATCATGGCAAATCGTCGTCTGATGGGTGATAACAAACTTGAATCACTACCAAAGAATACTCGTCAAGGAAGTGGTAAGAATACTAAGTATGCTGCAACGAGTCGTAATAAGGCACGGAAAGCATATCGTGGACAAGGACGTTGAATGTATAACCTTCAATTATTGACTTATTTGGCACCTAGTTCCGTTTGTGATGGAGTAGGTGTCTTTTCTTTAGTTGATATTCCTCAAGATACATGTATTTTCAAACCAAAAGAGAAGAAACATGTATTTTGGTGTGAGGTTTCGTCTGAAATCAGGAACAATATAGAAAACCTAGTGTATGGTGATGAGCATGGGTTTTGGGTTGACTGTGATTTAGACCGTATTGGGCAACAATATTACATAAATCACTCAAATTTACCTAATGTTTCATATAATAAGGACACTGGTGAGTTATATTCTGTTCGTAATATCAAAAAAGATGAAGAATTAACAGATTATTACTTCCCAGGAGAAAGAGATTGGCTTACTTAAACCATAGTTTACCTGATTGGTCTTGTTATATACGTAATGAGTTCCTTTATAATCATAAAAAAGGGCATGGAGAGGTTACAAAGTGTGACGTTCACTCTGTTGCTAGTATTGAGAAGAGAGTTCCTCTCTTTGAAGCATTTCTAGAGAATGGTGTGAACTGGACTAGACGACCTTTACATGCCTTTTGCTGGAAAGAAGACGCACCCATAGAGCCTTTAGAGGACATAATGTACTGGGACTGCTTTTCACCTTACATAGACGTTCAGAGAAGGCATAGACTAGCTAATTTAGATGCACAATTGATACGTCCAGACGGAAAAAAGGTACTTGGAACGTATATGTTCACCCTAGATTGGTCTTGGGAGAACAAAGGAGTGCCAGATTTGAACTTTTCAGAGACTCCAGAGCATAAATGTGCCCATTTGTTCAAAGTTGAGACTGGGAATTACTATGCATACCCCAACAATCGTATTATTTGGTACGATAATGCTTGGGTATTCAATAGAATTGAGAAAAATCCTGGTTATGAGATTGATTTGACTGTTTATTCAGTTGAAAATAAGAAAAAACTGGAAACTTCTGATCATTACATGTATGAGATTAGGAATTTAGAAAAAGAGTAAATAGAAAAAGGGATAGAACCCCTCAAAAAGTTCTGTTTTTCACAAAACAGGAGCAAAAAATGGCAAAGTATCATGTTGACAGAGATACTGAGTACATGTATAAGATGTGGGGAACTACATCGTTGATAACAGACTATTGGACTAAGCCAAAAAAGAGTAATGATTCAGAAGAAACACTTAATAAACAGAAAAAAAAATAAAACAGTATAAAAACTCTTATAGATATATTAAATAGAGTGTAAATCTTTAATGTCAATAGAGGTTTCAAAAGCATTTAGAGATATTAGTTTATCTTTTGCTAAACATCCTGTAACCAATGATATTTTAATTCTTAAAAATGAGGATGCAATTAAAAAATCTGTATCTAATATTATAAGAACTTCATTAGGTGAAAGATTTTTTAATGTTAATTTTGGAACAAGTGTAACTGATTACCTATTTGAGAATACTACTCAAGATTTGGTATTTGCTGTAAGGGACGAAATTAGAGATGCCCTTGATAACTATGAACCAAGAATTAAAATTGATAGAATTGACGTTAATACTCCAGCAGACAGTAATGAATTGAATGTACAAGTTGTCTATGACATTATTGGTCTAAGTATTTTACCACAAAAAGTAAATTTCATCTTATCACCAACTTAAAGTATAATGTCATTTAATCAGTTTACAAATTTAGATTTTGATAGTCTAAAAGTCCAACTAAAAGATTACTTAAGAGAAAACAGTAACTTTACTGATTTTGACTTTGAAGGTTCAAACTTTTCAACGTTAATTGATTTACTAGCATATAATTCTTATATTACGTCATATAACACAAATATGACGGTGAATGAATCTTTTCTAGACAGTGCTACTGTCAGAGAAAATATAGTAGCACTTGCCAGAAATATTGGATATGTTCCTAGGTCAGCAAGGTCATCCAAAGCAAGAATTAGTTTTAGTGTTAATACTGAAGGTTTCTTAGATGTAAGAGCAGTAACATTAAAGGCAGGAGTTGTAGCATTAGGAGATATTACAGCAGGTAGTTATATTTTTTCTATTCCAGAAGATATCACAGTATCTGTTGATGCTTTTGGATTTGCATTTTTTAATGACATTTTAATATCAGAGGGCGTATTTTTAACAAAGTCATTCTCAATCAACAATTCTTTACCAAATCAAAGATTTGTCCTATCAAATCCACGTATTGATACTACAAGTATTCGTGTCTTTGTTAGTGAGACTACCACTGAAGAATATAAGTTATATTCAAATATATTAAATATTAATTCTGAATCTAAGATATTCTTATTTCAAGAAGTAGAAGATGAAACGTATGAACTAATCTTTGGTGATAATATTTTTGGTAAGAGACCACAGTCTGGAAGTTCAATTTTTTCAAGTTA